TGCGCAGTAAGATGATATTGGTAAATCATTACATTTAAAACCTGCTGTGTCTTTTTTCCAATATTTAATTTTTTCTTTTACTTTCTCATCGCCCCATATTTCATCATACAAAATATAATTTCTAGCTGCTTCTAACACTTTCTTTTCCCAGTTTTCACTAAATTTCTTTTTTGCAAATACCATGTAATTATATAAAAATCTATCTCTTTCATCTTTTAATTTGTTTCTTGATTCCTGTATCTCTTTGCAGATCATCTGTAAACATGGAGGACCATCACTAAATTCTTCAGGTCCACCAGTCAATACTTCTTTTATCTTTTTATTACTAACATCTTGTAAACTTTCTTTTGTTTGTAGATTAGCTTCAATAACTTTTAAAAAATAATCTAAATCCATTTTACTTCCATCGGGTTTGTAAGCTCTTCGTTCATTACCATTAAAATATGGAAGGTTAATAAAACTACCAGTGGTTCTCTCTCCATTCTGATTTTTACCAAGAGCAGTTTGTTTAGGAAAAATTTCTGTCTTCGCTGGTAAACCAAATAAAAATAATAAATTAGATAAAAATTCTCTAATTAAAGATGCAGGTACTTTCTCTTTTGTAAATACGTAAATATGAAGTCCACCACTTTTAGATTCAATAGGAATGACGGGTAAATTTTTTGTATCAATAACTTTTAAATATTTTTGTAAATCAAATTTTTCATAATCATCAGGGTCAACATCAATAGCACCAAAGCTAGCCATGCTTTCATCATCGCATGCTTGAAGACCTATAGACTTTTGTCCTTTCAAATGATCTTCATAATCTTTTTCTGTAATAGGTCTTTTAGCCCAACCATAATCGCCGGGATCAAATTTAAGTTTGTTTGTTTTAGGGTCATAGTATCCGTTCTTAACATTGCAAAAACCAAAGTCTCTTTTTAATCCAGTAAAATATTTTTCAAAATTTTTCATCTAAATATTTTTTTAATTCTTTATCTTGAACATTATCGGGTATTTCATTCTTAAAAAATATTCTGTAGCTGTCACTACCATACTTACCAATACCAAATAATTCTGTTGCGTCTTCACCATCCCAATTAATAAAATCACAGGACATCCTCCAAATCCTGTTTGCTCTAACACTCTTCATGCCAAGATCTTTTAACATCTCTTCAATTGTGTCTGTGTTTGATAGTAATAATTTCCATGCGTTAGGAAATTTCTTAAAAAATTCTGGTAATACTTTCTTGACTTTTTTTCGACCGGTTTTGTTAAGGCAGATGACACCAACCATATGTTGCCATGGACCCTCTACCTGTTGTTGTACCATTAAATCTTCTTTCATAAATATAAAGGGCGCCTCCACGCTAGCTTCAGCGCCCTAGTTGCAACGATTCCCATCGGGAATTAGACTATGTCTCCAGTATTTTTTGGTGCATCGTATTTTGGTTTTGCTGCACCTTTAGAAACCGTTTGTTGAAGTTGTTGTGCAACTTCATACAATCCAGCATCTTCTTTTTTACTGACATCAAGATTTCTAACTCTTGATGGTTTGTAGACATGCCAGCTTTTACTACCTGCTGTTTTACCAACGGTTTTTAAATTATAAACCGCTGAGTATGCAGCTGGATTAAAAGAGCCCTCTGCATCTGTGAATCTAAGATTCTTGATCAGATTATTTAGCTCTCTTGCTGGTGTAAGATTAGAAGATCGCATAGCAATAACCGCTGGTCTTGCTTCACCTTCGACCAATGCTAATACATAGAAGTATGCAGTTTTCTCTACATAGTTTCCATTAGGTAATCTATATCTACCATTCTTCTCTTCCACACCATCCGCTGGAATCTCTAAATGAGTTCCGACTGGAGCAGAAGCACTATCGCCTCTCTCCTGCCACTCCGGATATCTAGTTTGAGAATGTGCAATGATCACGTCAAGGCCTTCGTTACCATCAATAAGTTGCGTGAAGCCTGCTGCATATATCATGCCCGGCTTAGCACCCTTAACATATTTTGCATCTCTTTCATTACACTCAGGTGAAAGTTGATGAAGAATTTTTAAAATCGGTGTTGATACGTCATCCGATTTAATTTCTTCTGCACCTTTACCAGAGTCACCTCTGAGATTGATAGTTGCAAGTGATCCTGCACTATTCTTTTTTACTACTTCTTTATCCATATTTACTCCTTTAATGTTTGTTGGTTTAGTAGTTTAATTTTTGGTTTTTATTTCTGTTTGATTTCCTTCAAACAATGTGAACAACTCTGCAGGTATACTATTACCTTTTTGATGATAGTCCCGCAAAGTTGTTCTAAGGGTTCCAGCATGAACTGCAATTTTCCGATCGGGTTCATAACCTTGTCCTCGTGCAAGTGAAGCATATTGCTCCGCCTTGTTATCTTCGTTTAGACCAAACTTAACCGTGATTTCATTTTTCACGATCGCCCCCAGTCCATTTTTCCGAAGCCAGTCATGTGCCTCTTGCTTTTTAGCAGCAATAATTGAGACACCAAATACATCTTTGACAGATATTTCTGATCCGTCTTTTAGTTTTAATGTTTTTAAATTTAACTGATTCATTAAATCAGGAATAATAATATTAGAATAATATTTTTCTCTTTCTTTTAATTCTTTCAGTTTTGTTTCTTGATTAATAACTTCTTGTTTTATTTCTTGAAGAG